GGGAGATCCTGCCGCCCGGGGAGGGTGGGACGTCGTGGCGATGAACGCACGTGAGCCCGGCTCGCGTTGGGTCGTCCGGGGCGTCTCAGAGCTTGCCTACGCTATGGCGCACGCCGAGGGTGAGGTGACCATGGCTGAGGCTTCGATCGCCCGCAAGGAAGCGCGCTGGCGGGCTGGGAAGCCGTCTACTGCGGCGGCCGACCTGGCGACGCGCATGGGGATCCGCGGCGTGGAGCTGATGACCGCCGGCGAGGTGTCGCGCAACCTGGCGAAGATCTTCGCGTCGCGCCGGATCGATCCTCGCGTGCCGGAGTACGCGAGGCGTCAGCTGGTCGGTGCATGGTGAGACGCTCGGACCATTATTGCTGGCTGAAGCACTGCACAGACGTTGGCACGGAGCTGATTTCGGGTGACTACCGGATCGTGCTGTGCGTCGGACACCGTGCTGAGCTGGAAGTCACGTCGGAGCATGGCTACTCGCTCGCCGCGCCGCCGGAGCGCGGCGGTCGACCGGTCAAGGAATCGGAAGACCTCAAAGTCACCACATGGTGGCCATGGAAACTACGTGAGGAATCGGAATAATGGGCATGTTTGGGATTAAACCCGCTAAGAACAGTTCAGCTCCGTCAGGGGTCTGCGATTGCAGCGCGTGCGTGCAGTTGCGCCAGGTGTCGATCGGCGCGCGCATCGGGCAGGGGGCGGCTGTGCTCGTGATGGTGGCGCTGGGGCTCGGCGGTGCGGGGCTGGTGGTCGCGCTGATCGTGTGGGGCATCGTGGCCGTGGTGCGTCAGCTGTGAGTCGGGTGACGGAAGACGAATGGCTCAAGCTGCTCAGCCGTGCGGCCAACATGCCGGACGGGCTGTGTGGCGAGCGGCGCGAGCACTACGCGCACATCCATGACAGCGCGTCGTTGGGCAGGTTTTGGTGCCATGCCGATCAGTCCAGGCGCCTGCCCGCCGCGGCCGAACGCGCTTGGCGCCCACACGGCAAGATCAAGGGTGCCACGCCGATCGGGGTGTATATCGATGAAGTGCATGGCTAGCGCGGAGTGGTGGGCGCTGCCGCGCTGCCCGGACTGCTGCCGGCGCTGGCGGTGCATACCGCTGAACGGCCGGGAGGGCTGGTGTAGGCGGCCGCATCGGCGCCGGATGCTGGTCGACGCGCTCATGCCCCGTATGATCGTGAACGACCGGTCATCAGAGGTGCGCCGGCGCGGCGAGGAAGGCGGTAGCGTCGGTGGCGCGACTGTCTGACCAGGAAAAAGAAGCATTGCTAGCGGACATCAAGGCGACGTACGGCACGTCTGAGGGAAGTGTGCGTAAGCTCGCCGCGCGGCACGGGACGAGTGACGCCACGGTGCGGCGGTTGGCCGCGGAGCATAGCGTGCAGGCCGGGGCCGGTATCGCGGCTCGTGACAGAACCAAAAACGCGACAGAAGCCAAAATGGCGGACATGGCGGCGCGGCGCGCGGAGATTTCGCAACGCATGATCGATGTGGCCCAACAAGCGCTCGACGATATGCAATCGCCTGCCATGATCTACAACTTCGGCGGTAAGGACAATACGTACAACGAGCGCGAGGTACCGCGTCCACCGACCGGCGATCAGCGCAATTTGATGATCATTGCGGCAACCGCGCTCGACAAGCATCGGATGCTCGACCAGTACGACTCTCAGCAGGGCTTTGCGGCTGTGGTCGACGACTGGCTCGGTGACATGCTCGGGCGGCGAGGGAAGGAAGGTGGCTCGACGTGACACACGTCAAGACACTGCTTATCTTGCTGGCCGGCGCGGTCGTCTTCTCCGCGCTGCTGGCGCTTGAGCAGTTGCTGCGCTTCGGCCACGTGCGCTGGTGAGTCAACCGGTCAACAGGCTGACCGGTAAGGCGCTGCGCTCTGCCCAGCTGGCGACCGCCGCCGGCAACCTGTGGGAAGGCGCCGTGCGGTCCGGGAAGACCATCGCCTCGATCCTGCGCTGGCTGGAGTTCGTCCGCATGGGTCCGCCCGGCCCGCTGCTGATGGTCGGCAAGACCGAGCGCACGCTGCGTCGCAACGTGCTCGACACCATGATGGGCATGTTGGGGCCGCGGCGTATGAAGATCGTGGCCGGCACGGGTGAGGTGGATATCCTGGGCCGCAAGATCTATATCACCGGTGCGCACAACGTCGGGGCGGCTGACAAGATCAAGGGCATGACGCTCGTCGGCTGGTACGGCGACGAGATCACCACGTGGCCGGAGGATGTCTTCGACATCGCCAGGACGCGGCTGTCGCTGCCGGGCTCGGCGTGGTTCGGTACGACGAACCCGGCGTCGCCGGTGCACTGGCTCAAGACGAAGCACGTCGACCGGGCCGCGCTGCAGCTCGCCCGTGACGGCCGACTGCTGCGTTTCGACGGCGACGATCGGCTCGACATGGCCGTCTTCTCGTTCGTCATCGGCGACAATCCCGCCTTGCCGGCCGACTTCGTGCGCCGGCTCATGCGCGAGTACACGGGCGTGTTCTACCGGCGCAACATCCTCGGCGAGTGGGTCATGGCCGAAGGTGCGATCTATCAGGCGTGGGACGAAAAGTACAACGTATTGCCTTTCGCCAAGATCCCACAGATACAGGCCTTCCTCTCGACCGGCGCCGACTACGGCACGATCCACCCGTTCAGCGCGCACCTGATCGGCATAGGTGAGGACATCCGCGACGAGGGCCTGGCGCTCTATGTCACCGACGAGTATCGATACGATCCGTCGCTGCACGACGGCCAGCAGAAGAGCACGACGCAGTACGCGGACGCCTACCTGACCTGGCTGAACAACACGCCCATTCCCGGCGCCGCGGGCCTGGTCGGCGCCGCGCCGATGGTGCACTGCGTCGACCCGAGCGCCGCCTACTTCCGCACCGAGCTGTTCAACCGCGGCGTCGTCACCCGCGGCGCCGACAACGACGTCAACGCCGGCATCAGCGACGTCGCCTCCCTTATCGCCAACCGTAAGATCTACGTGTCCGACAGGTGCCCGGGGCTGATCACCGAGATCCCTGGCTACTCGTGGGACCCTAAGGCGGCGCTGCGCGGCGAAACGATGCCGATCAAGGCGGGGGACGACGGGTGCGACTCGTTGCGTTACGGCGTCCGTACACCGCGCGCTGCCTGGCATGATCTGATCTACGCGACATAAGCGCGACGCAGGGAGAGGGCGGCACGATGCCGATCGACTATCCGGCTGGTCAGCCCTGGCCCCCGACCGACTACGAGAACACGAAGTCACTGCGTCTGTACAACGAGTATTCGGCGTGGTACTCAGGCGACGTCGAAGCGCTCTGGTCGTTCTACTCAAACCAGCCCGCCAGCATGGTGCCGTACCCGGTCTACCGGCCGTCGCAGTTCCAGCCGGGGCTGATCGGCTTCTTGGCGCGATTCTTCTGGGGCAGGCCGCTGACGCCCGGCCAGAGCACGACGCACAGCCACGCGCCGGTAGCCGCGGACCTCAGCGCGCTGTCCCGCTCGCTGCTCTGGGCAGAGCCGCCGGCGTTCTCCGTCCCGTCCGGCGATCACCGCCGCACGATGCCGGACGGCGCCGTACTGAACGAGAATCCGGCGCAGAAACGCCTGACGGACATCCTCGACCAGGGCGGTTGGTACGCCACGCTCAGCGAGGCGGCCGAGGTCGCCAGCGCCTACGGCGGCTCGTACGTGCGCACGCAGGCCAACGTCGGCTTCACCGACCAGCCGACCGGCACGGTCATCACGCCGGACCATGCCGTGCCGATGTGGGGGCCCGGCGACGAGCTCTGGGCCGTGACGTTCTGGCGGCACACGAACCCCAACGCCTATTCGAACTCGACCAGCGGGCCGGTGCTGCGCCACCTTGAGCGTCACGAGATGACGACCGGGCCGAATCCGATCTGCGTCGTGTACCACACGCTCTACAGCGGCAGCGCGGACAAGCTCGGCAAGCCCGTGCCGCTGCAGGAAGGCGACGACGAGTGCAAGCGGCTGGCCGGGCTCGTCGGGCCGGATGGCGAGATCGTGGTCGGCACCAGCAAGCTCGACGTGTCATACTTCCCGAACCTCCGTCCACATAGGATCATCAAGGGCACGCCGCTGGGACGCAGCGACTATCAGGGCCTGACGATCAAGTTCGACGAGTTCGACGAGACGTGGTCGGCCATGATGCGCGACGTGCGCAATGGCAAGGGGCGCCTCGTGGTGCCGGCCGCCTACCTCCGGTCGCTCGGACCTGGCAAGGGTGCGACGTTCGACCCCGAACAGGAGATCTTCACCGGCGTGTCCGTCGACGGGCCGGACAAGCCGTTGCAGATCCAGTCGACGCAGTTCGCCATCCGGGTGCAGGAGCACGTCGGGGTGCTCGACGCGCTGTGGCGCACGATCACCCGCGGCGCCGGTCTGGCGGCCGATGCGTTCGGCGAAGATCAGGCGGACGGTCCGGCAATGACGGCCACGCAGGCCAACGCCAAGAAGGGGCGTACGGCCGGCACGCGCGGCGACAAGATCCAATACGCGACGCCCGGCCTACGCCGGACGGCGTTCGTCATCCTTGAGCTCGACGCCATGTACTACCGGTCCGGCATCACGCCGGCGCCCGTGCAGCTCGAATGGCCGGACGCGGTGGCGCCGGACCCGATGCACATCGCCCAGACGCTGCAGTTCCTGGAAGCCGCCAAGGCGATCAGCACGCGGCAGAAGGTGATCATGCTGCACCCCGATTGGGCCGACGAGGATATCGACGAGGAAGTTCAGCTGATCGAGGAGGAGAACGCGCCACCGCCGCAGCTGGAAGACCCTGGCACGTT